TGCAGGATCAAAATACTTACAAAAGAGAAGTGGTGTAGAACCAGAAGATATAGAAATGCCAGATACAGAAGAAGAACCATTAGATGAGTGGGCAATTGGTAAAGCACAATATTACGCAGGTATAAAAAAATAAACATATAAAAAATAAACATATAAAAAAATTATTAAATTTAAAAAACATTACAATAGCATTATTAATTGTAATAGTAGTTTTCCAACAATGTGGTAGAAACAAAAAAGAAACTGGTGAAATTGTAAAAGTTGATGGTAAAAAGTATGAACTTATTAAACATGAAATTGATACAGTTGAAGTGGTTAAGATAAAGGTAGTAACTAAAAAAGGTGAACACATTTATCACGAAACAATTAAAGAAGTAATGATTCCTGCAATTGTAGATACTCAAGCTTTATTGCATGACTATTTTGCAAAGAACATTTACAAAGATACATTACAATTACCAGATAGTTTAGGGATTATATCTTTAATTGATACTATTACTCAAAATAAAATATTTGGTAGAACTTTTAATGCAAATGTTAAACAAAGAACTGTTAAAGAAACCACAATTGTTAAAGAATTACCAAAGACCAAAATATTTTATGGTTTTGAAGGTGGATTTAATAAAGTAGATGTTGTATCTCATTTAGGATTTGGTGTTTTAATTAATACAAAACAAGATAAGATATTCCATTTAGGTATAGGTGCAGCAAATAGAACAACCGATGGTATAAGTGGAGCTTTATCACCTTATATTGGTGGTGGTGTATATTGGAAATTAAAACTTAAAAAATACTAAATTAAAAGCTAAAAACAAGTTTACCAAAATTGGTGCTGGTTTAGTAGTTAGTGGATTAGTATATTTATGATTATAAGATAAGTTCTACCTTAGGAACAGCCCCGCTATAGTCTCCGTATTATAGCTCCAATCTCAGCCCCGTAAGGCTGAGATTTTTTATATATTTATATACATGAGTCAAGCGAACATTAAGGAAATAATCAAGGCTGAATATATGAAGTGCGCCACGGATCCCGTGCACTTTTTCCGTAAATACTGTTATATATCTCATCCAATTAAAGGTAGAATATTATTTCATTTATACCCATTTCAAGAAGATGTATTAACTAATTTTAGAAATGAGAGATTTACTATTATAAATAAATCAAGACAGCTAGGTATATCTACTTTATCTGCAGGTTATTCTTTATGGACAATGTTGTTTAGTAAAGATAAAACTGTGTTGTGTATTGCCACTAAGCAAGAAACAGCTAAAGGAATGGTAGAGAAAGTACAGTTTATGTATAATAACTTACCAAGTTGGTTACGTGGTAATATAAAACCATTATCTGATAATAAATTATCATTAAAACTAGCTAATAACTCTCAAATTATAGCTACATCAGCCGCATCAGATGCAGGTAGATCGTACGCTGTATCGTTGTTGCTAATAGATGAGGCTGCGTTTATTGAAGGTATTGATAAAATTTATACAAGTATTAAACCTACCATCGCAACGGGTGGAGGTATTATAGCATTATCATCACCAAACGGTGTTGGTAACTGGTTTCATAAAACGTATGCTGAGGCAGAGATTAATAAAAATGACTTTAAAGCAATTAAATTAAAATGGAGTTTACATCCTGATAGAGATGAAGCCTGGGAAGAACGTGAAAGAATAAATATGTCATCTCGTGAGTTTGCTCAAGAGTATGATTGTGACTTTTTAGGCTCAGGAAATTCAGTTGTTGACCCCGATATATTATCATTTTATGAAGAAACATTTATACAAGATCCTGTGGAACGCCGCTTTATGGGTGGTGATTTTTGGATTTGGCAGTATGCTGATTATAGCAAGCAGTATCTTGTTTGTGCTGACGTTGCTCGCGGAGACAGTAGTGACTATTCAGCGTTTCATGTCATCGATGCTACAACGTGTGAGCAAGTGGCTGAATACAAATCGCAAGTTGATACTCGTACTTATGGAAATATGTTGGTATCTGTTGCTACTGAGTATAATAACGCTCTTCTTGTAGTAGAAAATGCTAACATTGGATGGGATGTTGTTAATACAATATTAGAAAAAGGTTATCAAAACCTATACTATTCACCTCGTTCATATGGTGATATTACTATGGATAAGTGGTTATCTAAAATGGAATCTGATCAAACAGTTCCTGGATTTACTACATCAGTAAAGACAAGACCACTTGTTATCTCCAAAATGGAGGCGTATATTCGAGATAAGCAGTTCATCTTTCATTCAAAGCGATTATTAGAGGAATTGCGTGTATTCATTTGGATGCATGGTAAAGCACAAGCACAAAATGGATATAACGATGATTTGGTAATGGCGTTAGGTATGGGATTATTTACTAGAGACACTGCGATGAAATTCTTCGAACAAGGAATGAAATTAACTAGAGCAGCAGTTGATGGTATAGTAAAAACAGGTGGTGAAAGTGAATATTTTGGACCAGCACTACCTGATGGGTCTCAAAATCCTTATCTAATTAATAATGGTCATGGTCAATTCGAAGATATGACATGGGTGCTAGGTTAATAAATATTTATTGATATAATAAAAACACAAAATGGCTGAATTAAATAATAATCCTGGATTATTTACTAGATTAACTCGTCTGTTTAATACAGATGTAATCATTAGAAATGTAGGAGGAAATCAATTAAAGGTTACAGACGTTGATAGAATACAAGCTTACGGAAACGTAAAAACAAATGCATTAATAGATAGATTTACTAAATTGCATCGCTACGGAGCTAATATGCCGTATAACCCAACAATGAACTACCAAACATTGCGTATTCAGTTATATACTGACTATGAAGCAATGGATACAGAATCGATCATTGCATCAGCACTAGATATCATCGCTGATGAATCTACATTAAAAAACGAAATGGGCGAAATACTTCAGATTAGAAGCGCCGACGAAAATATTCAAAAAATATTATATAACTTATTCTACGATATTTTAAATATCGAGTTTAATTTATGGTTATGGACACGCAACATGTGTAAGTATGGTGATTTTTATTTACATATGGAGGTGGCTGAAAAATTTGGTATATATACTGTTACACCATTATCAGTATATGATATGGTTCGTGAAGAAGGTCAAGATTCAAATAATCCTTCTGCGGTATCATTTAGAATTGATCCAATGGTTATTGCACAGGGTGGTACATCAAGCCGTGTTAAAGATAGAGATGGTAAAATCAAATTTGAAAACTATGAAATAGCGCATTTTAGGCTATTAACTGACGCTAACTACTTACCTTACGGGCGCTCGTTTATAGAGCCTGCTCGTAAAACTTACAAGCAGTATGTGCTGATGAAAGATGCGATGCTATTGCATCGTGTAACACGTGCCCCGGAAAAACGTGTATTCACAATTGACGTAGGTAATATTCCTCCAAATGAGGTAGATGCATACATGCAACGTTTGATGCAGAAGATGAAGAAAACACCTTACATTGAGTGCCTAAAGCATTCTTCGGATTTGAAAAAGATTTAACTGGTAAAGCTACATTAGCTGCTGAAGATATTCGTTTCGCTCGTACAGTTGAACGTATCCAACGTATTACATTATCTGAATTGTATAAAATGGCATTAGTACATTTATACGTTCAAGGATATGATGGTGCTGCATTAACTAATTTTGAGTTATCATTAACTACTCCATCAATTATATTTGAGCAAGAAAAAATTGCATTATTTAAAGAAAAAGTAGATTTAGCTAAACAAATGCAAGATACTAATTTAATACCTTCAGATTTCATTTATGATAAAATCTTCCAATTCAGTGAAGATCAATATGATGAGTTCCGTGACTTAGTTATTGAAGATAAAAAACGTACATTCCGCTTAGGCCAAATTGAAAATGAAGGTAATGATCCAGCTAAAACTGGTAAATCATATGGTACACCACATGATCTAGCATCATTATATGGTAAAGGTAGAATGGGACAAGGTACACAAGATATACCATCTGGATATGATGAAAAACGTGATGTAGGTCGTCCTCAAGAAAAAGCATCTATTGTTAATACACAACAAGACCCATTAGGTAAAGATAGAACAGGCAGAATAGATAATAATACTACTAATGAACCTAACATTCCTAGAGAAGATGGTACGCCAAAAGGTGGTTCACCATTAGCAATAGCTGAAGTATATAAAAATAAAGGAGCATTAGGAGCTATACCACAATCATTACGCAAAGAAATTGTGTTTGGACCTGATCAGGAACCGTCATTACTTAACGAAAATAATATTAAGGGCATATAATAACTACATATTTATAGGTAGTGCATACTTACACTATGAAAATTAAACACAGCAAATACAAAAATACTGGAATATTATTTGAACTTTTAGTGCGCCAAATCGCATCAGACACTGTGTCTGGTAAAGATTCGGCTGCCATTGGCGTTGTTAAAAAATTCTTTAACAAGAGCGAATTAACTAAAGAACATAAACTATATCAGGCGTTAATAACATCTAAAGCATTATCTGAAGGTAAAGCAGAATCATTGATTAATTCAGTGTTAGAAATATCTTCACGTTTGAATAAAACAGCTTTACGTAAAGAAAAATACAATTTGATTAAAGAAATTCGTGCTCATTATGATATCGAAGAATTCTTTAAAGCAAAAATTAGTAACTATGCACAATATGCTGCTGCGTCTAATTTGATTGAAGCTCATAGCTCATTAGAGTTTATTGAACCTTCTCAAGTTATAGACAACAAAGTAACATTACTTGAACATATTACTCGTAAAGAAGTTAATATTGAAGAAGTTAAAGATCGTGTATTAGAAGAATATAGTAAAATGGATACTGGTACTCGTATATTAGCATACAAAATGTTATTAGAAAAATTCAATGAGAAATATTCTACATTATCTCAAGCACAAAAATCAGTATTAAAAGAATATATTAATAATATTACTAATACTGTTAAATTGAGAGAATTTGTTAATGAGCAATATGCTACTATTAAAAAAGCATTAACTGAATTAACACCAAATGTAACTGATAAAACTGTTCAAATTAAATTGAATGAAGTTATTACGTTATT